GGTACACTTAACAAAATAGATAATATCTATGCTCTGGAAGGCCCGCTATATAGTAAGCAACTAGGAATTGCTGGAACCGTTGATTGTATTGCTGAATATGACGGTGAGTTAGCAATAATAGATTTTAAGACATCTAAGAAACCAAAACCACGTGAGTGGATTGAACATTATTTTGTTCAGGCAATGGCATACGGATGTATGCTCTATGAGATGAAAGGCATCTCTATCAAAAAACTTGTAATCATTATGGCTTGTGAAAATGGAGAATGTGTTGTCTACGAAGAAACCGACAAAGCAAAGTATATCAAACTCCTCGGAGAATATATTAGAAAGTTTGTTGGAGATAAATTGGAGCTCTATGGAACCTAACAAAGAATTAGAAAAAGCAATTGAGAGTAAATTTTTAACTCCTCAAAAATTTGCTCTTGAAATAGAATCTATTGTATCAAATGAAGGTATGAATTACATTGATGCAATATGCTATTATTGTGAGATTAATAGTCTTGAAATAGAATCTGTTACAAAATTAGTTTCTAAACCACTTAAAGAGAAGTTAAAATATGATGCACAAGAACTTAACTTTATGAAAAAAACATCAAGAGCTAAATTACCTTTATAATGGAAACCCTTGAAGGAATTGCTTACACAAAACCCTTTCCTCATTTAATTATAAAAAATTTTTATAATGAAAATGAATTAAAATTAATTTGGGAAGAACTTACATTCTATACTAAACCAGGAAAATTTTTAGAAGCAAAGAATTTTGGCGGTGTCGTCAATAAAACTAATTCACATGCTTTAGCATTAGATGGTGTTTATCAGGAAGAATATAGAAATTTATCTAATATTCTAACAGTTAATAGAAAGTTATTTGACACTGAACTTCTAAAAACATTTTCCGATATAGATGATTGTTGTAGTATAGCACTTACTTCTAATTGGGACATTACTAAAGTTAGGTATTATCATGACAATGAATATTATGATCCTCATACCGATAGAGATTTTCAATTTTTAGCTTTTTCTTATTTTTATAAAGAACCTAAAAAATTTAATGGTGGCGAAATTTATTTTCCAGACTATAATTATGAATATAATTGTGATAATAATTCTATTATAATATTACCAGGTTGGGTTAAACATGGTGTGAAAAAAGTAAGTATAAATGATTCTGATTATTATGATGGTTATGGGAGATATTGTATCTCCAGTTTTTTTGGAAACAAAGGTTAATGAAAGTGACACCGTTTGAGACTTATAGAACTTATCTTTCTATGAAAAGTCATTTTACTAATCCTAAGTATGACTTTATAAAGTATGGTGGTAAATCAAGAGCTACCATGACTTCTTTTAATAAAAGAAAAGATAAATATTGGTTTGAAAAGACTTCTCGAAAGTATTCAGATCAAGAAGTTATAGATTTTCTTTTAGCAAATTTTGTAACTACAGACAATCCACAAAACTTATGGATTGGAGAAATTATCAACTCAGGAGAAAGGAATTATTCACAATGGATGAAACGAAAACAGAGTTTGACTTACTTGTTCAAAGAACAAAGCAGCGAATTGCTATCTCAGAAAGACTTGAACGAAGTATTCGATTGCTCGATGGGTCATCCCCCATTGCTAAAAAAATATCTGGGTGGAGAGATTTCGCTCGAAACGCTTACGATACTGGAAAAAGTCTTTTCTTTCGTAAAAGATTTTGATGAGAAATTAAAAGATCCTGTGTGGGAAACCGTCAGTATGAAAATTAAGAAGTATATACCCTTTCTAAATATTAATGTGTTTCACTATAAAAAAATATTAAGGGAATTAATCGATGAGTGATTTTTTTGATTCTGAAATTGTTCGTGAGGAAATGGAAGATATCCATCAACTCCAGCAAGAAATTTATGGCCAATTAATGAATATTAATGACCTACCAACTGAAGAAAAGAAGGAACATATTGAAAAGTTGATGGACTTATTAGATAAGCAACGTGTGATGTATGCAAGATTGTCTCTTTCAGATGATCCAAAAGCAATTGAATTAAAATCTCAGTTACAAAAATCAGTAGTTCTAATGGGTTTCCCAGAAAATACTGATATTCGCACATTGTTTGACCATATGTATGACACTATAAAGTCACTTGAGCAATTTGTTGACAAGTGATCGATGATCTGTTATAATATTATTGTTGGTTCGACGGAACTGACAAGGGAGTGACTGAATAAACTTGCTGGCATAAGGCTAGTTAAGGTGATGCGTCAGAGGTGGTGCTCGCTGTGCTTGCACAGAATCATCCTACCAGATGGGACGCAGATAGTGCAGTAAAAATCTACTAATGTAGCAATGCCCTGTACTTGTTGGTATACATTAATCCAACCTCCCACCCCAAATCCAATTAATCCTATTAATCCGAGGTTAATCCAAATGTCGTTTGCTAATCTTAAAAAGCAATCTAAATTAGGTTCTCTTACCCAAAAGTTGGTAAAAGAAGTTGAAAAAATGAATACTAACGGTTCATCAGCTGATGACCGTCTTTGGAAGTTAGACGTAGATAAATCAGGCAATGGTTATGCCGTTATACGTTTTCTTCCTGCTCCTGATGGTGAGGATCTACCATTTGTAAAATTATATTCCCATGCATTTAAAGGTGCTGGTGGATGGTATATTGAAAATTCTTTGACTACTCTTGGTCAAAAGGATCCAGTTTCTGAGTACAATACTACACTCTGGAACAACGGCACTGATGCTGGTAAAGATGCTGCTCGTAGGCAGAAGCGTAAACTTACATATATCAGTAACATCTATGTCGTAAAGGATCCAGCAAATCCTGAAAACGAAGGTCAAGTATTCTTATACAAGTATGGTAAGAAAATCTTTGATAAAATCACTGCAGCAATGCAACCTGAGTTTGAGGATGAGGAAGCAATTGATCCATTTGATTTCTGGCAAGGTGCCAACTTCAAGTTGAAGGCAAAGAACGTTGCTGGTTATAGAAACTATGATTCTTCTGAGTTCACTGCCGTTTCTCCATTATTGGATGATGATGATGCATTAGAAGCATTATGGAAGAAAGAAAACTCTCTTCAAGATTTTGTTGCTCCTGATCAGTTCAAGTCTTATGATGAATTGAAGAAGCGTCTTGGTTATGTTCTTGGTGGTAATGCGACAGTTACTCAAGATCCTGAAGTGGAAGATGAAGATCGTGCTCGTGGGCCTTCCCCAGTAGCATCTGTTCCATCTGAACCAGAACCTGCTATTGCAATTGGAACTGGTGATGAAGATGATGATACGTTATCATACTTTGCGAAACTCGCAGCAGATTAACACAAAAAAGGGGTCTCACGACCCCTTTTTTTATGGCATTGTAACTCTTGTATTTTCCGTTTTTGCTAATCGATCATTGATTCTTTGGGAGGATCTTTGATATATCATAATATCTCTCATATCATTTAAGAATTGTTGTAAATATCTTCTTCTTAAAAGATAGATAGATCTTTTTTTATCATTTTTTATTGTTTCATATTCCCAATTACTAATACCTAAAATGGTTGAGTTGGAACCAGGTGTAATATAAGTATTTCCTTCATAATAAGATATTGAAAAATCTTTATCTACATGTTTACCTTGAGGTAGAATTAATTTACCATTAGAGTCTCTAATTTCCTTAGTTTCATAATGATGTATATCTCCTAAAGCATCTTCATTTTTGTAAATATTAAGTACGTAATAATATAAATCTCTATTTGATAAAGGCCATTCATCTCTCACATTAATAATACCAGCAGTTATAAGAACAACCCAATCTAATTCTGAATTGCCATAAAATTCCTCTGCCACAGTATCAGGTCTTGCACCTTCCATTATTTCATACTTATCAAAGATTGTGAAGATATTTTGTAGATCATCACGTAGTTTGTTTCTTCTGAATAAGTTTTTAACCGTTAGATAACTCTGAGAAGAGAGACTATCCGATAAAAAGTTTTGATATTCTAGGTTTGGTAATTCTCTAAAGTATCCCATCTTAGAATCCTACTCCATCTTCGTTGTTATCATACCCTGCATAATCCTCATTGTATATTGGTGTAAGTTCTGTAAATGAGAGTGTAAGCATAGATGAAATTGGTGCACCATCTTTATATGTTGCAAATGTACCATCACCTGTATAATTGACAGCTACATTTTTAAGAGCACATATTTTCATTCTATTTAAATAATCCTTTGCTCTGCCCATATATTCAATTTGGAATACATTAGGTGTTCTTAATACAGTTCCACCAGATCCTTTAGGTGCCATATTTCTCTTAAATGATTTTATTATTGTTCTTATAATTTGTGCTTCTTTTTCATAACGAGGGGTTAACTTGAAATTAAATGTGAAATTTCTAAGAGTCGGACCAGAAAATAATAATTCTAAATTTGGATTTAGGATTTCTCCTTGGTTTCTAGCCAGGAGTTGATCTAGAGTTATATTTCCACCAATAAGTGAATTAACTGCTTGTTTGGCAAAATAACTTTGTACCATATTCTGATTGGCAGAAAGTGATCCTAAAATGCCCTGAAAACTCTCTCTTACTTTTTCCGCATTTCCTTGTACTGCTCCAATAGAACCCTCATAAAGTTTACTTTCTAAGTCATTCATCCTAGATTCACCCCAAGCAGTAGAGTTAGTATCTGCAAGTTGTGCGGGAATTGGGAGAATGACACTTCCTAATAAATCTCTAGTATCTCTTAGATTACCTTGTTCTTGAGATAAGGATTCATTTCCTGATGAAATAAAAGAAGTTTGATTTCTTTTTGATAACTGTAATGCAGTTCTAACAGATCTTTTATACTCAAAAACAGAAAACTTTAGAAAATCTTGAGTATTATCTATTGTACTATAAGGGTATCGTAGATCAGATGGCATTCTCTGACTAGGCCCTCTTCTACCATCTCTTATTAAATTTTTCTCCCAAGGATTTTTCCATGGTTTAGTGGATGTAGTTGTTGTAGAAGAATTGTCATTTTCTACTAATACTTTAACTTTCTTTTTGTCTTCCTCTGAAAGTTTCTCATATCCTTCTTGTAACGCTTCTCTTACTTTTTTATTATGATCCCATTGCCACGCCCATCCACCAGTACCTTCACTATCAAGATCAAATGCATTCATGGTAACGATATCAGCTGCTCCTAGTACTCCATTCCACCCTCTCTTCATAAAATCCTTAAACCCTGGATTATTCCAAAAGTTCTGGTTCTTTGGTTGCTTAAAAGGATTATCGGGAGAAATTTCTGACATCGACCTTTATATATTAATTTTAACTATTTAGTTGTCTTTTTCCAAAAGGTATCTCTCTTGCATCCGCAAGTTCCTCTGGATAGACTTCATACAACTGACCTACGACCTCATTCCATGTATATTGTCTATAAGAACCCCAATGAAAATTAATTCCACGAAATCCCCAACGGAATAAATCAGTTACTGCAACTAAAGGATGTGCATCATATTCTATATTATTAGTTTTAGGATTATAAACAAATGTATAATATTTTCCCACATCAGGAACAGGAGTGACAGTATTATTAAGAGCTTCCATCATTTCCATCATCAAGTCATCAGGGTCTTCTGTTCCCATTAGATTATCGACAACACCACGAATTCGATTATGTTTATCATCGGTAGGGTAACTTGAGGTCATTTAGATATTCCTAATTCTTTTTCTGTTAATATTTTAAATTCCAATCCTCTGTCCAGACAGTATTCTTCTGCTGCTTTCCATTTTGCCTGATTCTTTGCATATTCACGCACTTCATAGATATATCCTCTTGTCTTCTTTTTTTGACGTTTTGGTTCCATACATTGTCTTAGAGGTTTTACTTCAATAATCATTTTTTTAATTTTACCAGTCTTTTCTCTTACTTTAATATAAAAGTCTGGAAAGTATCTATGAACTCTATTATCTAAAGGAGATCTATAAGGAAGAAAGAACTCTTCACTTCCCCACTCTAAAATATTCTGATTACTATCACAATATTTCATGAATTTTAGTTCCCATAAAGAACGGTAAATTATGTTTCTATAGTCACCTTTATACTTTAATGGGTTGTTAGGTCTATATCTTCCTTTATAAGACATCTAAATACTTTATAATATAAAAATAATATAAGGTATTTATGGCACCAGTAATACAAAGGTTCAAAATGAATGTTTTGAATAGAACTGACATTACTAAACTGTCTTTAACAAATCAATACCAGGTAAATATTTCTGGAATTACAGGAGCACTTAGAGAGTATCTTCGCAGTTTCTATGGTGTTGATAATAATTATTTAAATGGTGCGGTGGGCATAATGTGTTCTGAAGCTACTCTTCCTACCAGTTCATTTGCAACTGCAGAAGTTAAAGATAATTTTCAGGGTATAAATCAACAATTTGCTCATACTAGAATGTATCTTGATAGTGATTTTACATTCTATATTGATAGAAATTATAATGTACTTAAATTTTTTGAAGGGTGGATGGATTATATTTCGGGGGATAATACGGTAGATGGTGTTACTAATATAGATAATCATAATTATTATCGTCGATTTAATTATCCTATGCAATCAAATGACACTGTAGGATATAAATGTGGAACGTTAACAATTGCCAAATTTGATAGGAACTATGAGAAAAGTGTGGGATATGAGTTTATAAATGCATTTCCTAAAGCTATGACATCGATTCCAGTGTCTTATGGAGATGCCGATATATTGAAAGTAACTGTTCAATTTGCTTATGATCGTTATATAATGGGAGGTTTAAGTCCAAGTTAGTTGCTAAATAACCTTACTGAAGTGTATTAAAAATTATGCCTTTACCACAAATATCTGCTCCGACCTATGAGTTGGTATTACCGTCGAGTAATAAAAAGATTAAATATAGACCTTTTTTAGTTAAAGAGGAAAAGATTCTAATCATGGCATTAGAATCAGAAGATACTAAACAAATTACTAATGCAATTAAAACTGTTATTGGAAATTGTGTTTTATCGAGAGGTATTAAAGTTGAAAAATTAGCAACTTTTGATATTGAATATTTGTTCTTAAATGTTCGTGCCAAGTCTGTTGGTGAGACAGTGGAAGTGAATGTAACATGTCCAGATGATGGTGAGACGCAGGTTCCTGTTGAAATTGATATTGATTCAATTAAAGTTCAGAAAAATCCTAAACATTCGAATGTTATAAAATTGGATGATAATTTGTCCGTACAAATGCAATATCCATCATTAACACAGTTTATTGAATCTAATTTTGATATAGACCCTCAAAAGAGTCAAGTGGATGAATCATTGAATGTAATTATGTCTTGTATTAAGCAAGTATATAATGAAGAGGAAGCATGGGATGCTACAGAATGTACTAAGAAAGAATTAAAGGATTTTGTGGAACAAATGAACTCTAAACAGTTTAAGGATATTGAATCATTTTTTGATACGATGCCTAAACTTTCTCATACTCTTAAGGTAACTAATCCCAAAACTAAAGTGGAAAGCGAAGTTGTAATTGAGGGCCTTGCATCTTTTTTCAACTAGCCCTGGCTCATGAAAGTTTGGAAAATTATTATAGAACAAACTTTGCTTTGATCCAGCACCATAAATATAGCTTAACAGAGTTAGAAAATATGATTCCGTGGGAAAGAGAGATTTACATTTCACTTCTCCAGCAATATATTGAAGAAGAAAATTTAAAACAGCAACAACAAAGTGGCATTTAAGTCGATTTTCAAAACTAAATCTTTAGTACCGAAGATAACTAAAATTTCTTCTTCAATTTTTGGTCGTCGTTCAACTCCTACTCCTATATTAACACCTTCGGGTACACCAGTTTCTGAAACATTAGTTGAAACTAATAGGATTTTAGAGGAAATACAAAAGCAATTAACTTTAGATTTTGCCTATAGAATTGCCAAAGAAGAAGATGAAATAAAGACTATTAGAAAAAATACTGCCATTATGAAAGGTGGTAAAATAGGTGGTGGGGAAAAAGATACTAAATTAGGTGGAGGTATTGGTAAAGTATTTCAGACTGTTACTGCTCCTGTAAAGGGTGTCTTTAGTAGAATATTAGGATTTTTTGGATGGTTAGGAGCAGGGTTTATTGTTAATAAAGGATTAAAATGGTTATCTGATAATCCAGAGAGAATAGATAAAATTGTTAATTTTGTATCCAAACATTGGAAATTAATTGCAGGTTTAGTTGTCGGGGGAGTAATACTTAATACCGTTGCCAATCTTATAGGAACAATTTCTCTCTTAAAGGGAGCTCTTGGATTACTTGGTATTGGTGCAGGTGCAAAAGGTGCAGTTGCTGCTGGAAATAAAACAGGATTCTTCACTAAACTTTCTAGGAGGGGTGTAACAACTACTAAGACAGGTACTAGGTTCAGTGGAATGCCTGGTACTAGTCCTAAAATTACACAATTCAGTAGAACAAAAACTCCTGTATCAAGATTCTTACAAAAACAGAGGGTTACATCTAAGTTACTGGGACGTAATTTGAGATTACCCAAAACAAGAATAGGAGGGGGATTATTTTCTATTTTAATGGGTGGTTTGGAATATAAAGGTAGATTGGATGAAGGTCAAAGTCATTTGCAAGCAGGGTTGGGAACTGCTGGAACTATTGGTGGTGGAATGGCTGGTGCCAAAGGTGGAGCAATGGCAGGTGCTGCTATTGGTGCAATGTTTGGTGGTGTCGGTGCAGTTCCAGGAGCACTAATTGGTGGTTTGATTGGTGGTATTGGTGGATCTTGGTTAGGTGGAAGAGCTATGGATGCAGTATCTGGTGCTGATATGGGTAATCAATTATCTCAACAAGAACTAAACAGACATGAAAATCTTTTTCATAATACACAGAGGAGAAGTGGTAATGTTAGTATGATTAATTTGGGAGAAACTACTGAGGGTGGTAGTGGATTTGGTCCTTCTGGAGACGCTGAAGTTGTCAGTACCTTCTCATCTGAGGATCTGGGTAATATAAGTGTAAATTATATGAGAATGGAATTGGGGGTATATGTATAAATGGAAATTGCAGAAGTAAAAAAAGTAAAACTTAATGTTACTAATATTAAAAGTGTTCTTATTAGATCTAATAAGAAATTTAGGAATGTGGAACAGAAAAAAAGTTATTTAACTCGTCGTCAAGAAGAACAAGAGAAAAGGATATTATTAGAAAAGAAAATAGAAGGTTCTCCTTCAAGAAAAATACCTAAGATTCCTCTTTTAGGTAAAGCAGCAGGAGTTGCTAGATCTATTTGGGATAGATTGGTTAATTTCTTTGGATGGTTATTGGCAGGATTTCTTGTAACTCGATTACCACAAATCATAGAAAACTTAAAAACACGTTTTGCATTTATTAAACCAATTTGGGAAGGTGCCATGAAGACTTTTGCTATTATTGGTAAAGGTATGAGTTGGTTGTTTAATGGTATAAGCAGTCTTTTTAATTTAAATAAATCTACAAAGGATTTGCAAAAAGCCGAATCAGATTTAAAGAATTTGGATAAAGACTTAAAAGGGATGAATCATGAATTGAAAGGTGGTGGAACTCAAGCACGAGAAAGAACTTCATCTGATTCATCCACTAATGTGAATGATAATAATAGTCAATTTTCATCAGTAAATTATAATCAAGGACCTTTTATAGATAATAATCTTGAAAGTACGGGTCAGGTAATGAGGCAAGCATTATTAAAAGAGGATAATAAAATACAAACAAAGAGTAAGAAGATTAAAGAGAAGAAACATAGAGAAGTTAAAAATCCCCGTTTAGATTCTAGGTTGGATCGAAATGTTAAAGTTAGAACAAAAACTGCCTCGTCGGTATTAAATCAAAAAGGACCTTTAGATAAAGATCAACATATACCTGCAGATCTTATAGTTGTAGAAAGAACTAAAGTAAAATGGTGGAATCCAGCAACTTGGAGTCGGGCTAGTAATAATAATTCTAATGTTTCAGAATTTCTTGACAACGGTGTACAGGATCTAGGATGACAATACAACAACCTCCCATATACGAAAAGTTCGTTATAATATCAACTGATGGTAGAAGATATGTCACTGCAGATGATGGTCAATTTAGAGTGACTGACATATATTATTATGAAAATATACTTTCTCCACATATAACAGGAACAGTTACTCTTGTTAGTAGTATTGGTGTTTCTAATTCTGCAGATGATATTCAAGATAGGGTGGGTTCTTTACATAGTTACCTTCCTCTTGAAGTAGGATGTGAACTTCTATTAAAGGTTAAAAATTATATTGGTGAAGGATTGGATTTTTCATCTACTACTAATCCTCATAAGAGATTATATGTTAATGAAGTAAAAGTCTTAGAGAAAACATCTACTTCAGAGATTTTGCAATTTAGATTTGTATCTAGGATAGGATGGACTAATCCTACTAAAAGAGTAACCAGACATTTTGATGGAAGAATAAGTGAATCTGTAAAAAATATTCTAAGAAATGACTTAAAATTACCTGGTGATTTAATTCAGGTTGATGATTCTAGTAATTCTTATTCATTTGCAGGAATGACTCAGAGGCCTTTTGATTTACTTGGTATGTTAGCAAAACAGACCATTCCTCAAAATACGGCAGGAGCAGGTTATTTTTGCTATGAAACTAAGAGTGGATTTAAATATATTTCTGCAGATACGTTAATCAATTCTAATCCTTATCCTGAGAATTATAATTATAATTCTTTTGTGGAGTCCTCATATCAAGCTTCAGATGTTGAAAATCAATTTAAAATAGAATCTTTAACTGTAACACAAGATCAAAATTTATTAAATCAGATTAGAACTGGTATATATGCCACGAAGACTATATTTTTTAATCCAGCAACTTTTGAGTTTACCGAGATTGATATTTCTGTGGATAATGATAAGTTATATAAGAATCCTAAATTTTCTACTCTAGGTAAAACACCACAAATTCCTAAGATATTGGAAGAAGAATTTAATTCTGGAAATAGATTTCATCGGGTAGAAACTGCTATATTAAATATTGGGGGTGATAAAGAAAGTGTTACTCCTAACAATAACCCTGAGTTTTATTTTGCTGCTGCAGCAGCAAGATATAATTTATTATTCTCTCAAAAAACTTCTATACTTATTATGGGTAATACTGATTTGGAAGCTGGTGAAGTATTGAATCTGGTAATTGAGGATATATCCAATAGAAAGGAAATGGGCCCAGATCAAAAACAAAGTGGTAGATATATAATTGGCTCTTTATGTCATCATTTTAATCCTGAAAAAAGTGAAACTTCTTTAGGTTTATTGCGTGATTCTTATGGATTACATTCATCTCAAAATACTTAATATAAAATGAATAATTCTTTTGCTTCTGATAGTTTTTATGGGTTAGGAACTCACGAATGGATTGGAACGGTGCTTCCTTATGCATCTCAAGAAAATCAGCAAAATGGTATGGCAGGTTTTGGTATTCGTAGAAGAGTTGCCATTATGGGATATCATCCTTCTGATATTTCTCAAATACCTGATGATCAAATTGTATTTGCTTTAGTTGCTCTTCCACCGACTGCGGGCTCTGGAGCAGCTGGTAGAAAAATGAGTGTGAGATTAACTCAAGGTGATGTAGTTCTTGGAAAGTTTTTAGATGGAAATGCAAAACAAAATCCTGTTATTTTGCATGTTTTAGGAAGAACTCAAAATGCCAAATTTCAATCTGGTAGATACGGTCTTAAAACTGGATTTGTGGGTTCATCTAAACAAACTAACTTAAATCCACCTAATCCAGGTGACGGTACTCCTTCACAAGAATTTAATGCAGATACTCCTGAAGGAACCCCTAGTGCCATTAAAACTGCAAATAAATCTAATAAAAGTTCTAGCAATGCACAAAGATTAATGAAAAAGGGTGGATTGGTTGGTGGTACAGTAGGTGTATTAAAAAGTAAGGCTAAAAATGCTGCTGGTTCCTTGATTAAAAAGACGATCACAGGTCTATTCTAAATAATTAATAGGAGGATATTACCCATGGCAGAATCAGTCCCACAGTGGAAACAAGACTTACTAAAAGAAGCAGAACAAAAAGATAGGAGTAATGAATTTCTTGTTAGGGTTTTAAATGATAAACAAGAACCATTAAATAGGCAAGCAGCTGCTTTTGCGGTTCCTGTCGTTGTATGGGGAGTTAAAAGTTTAGCTGCTGCAATTCTTGCTGTAGGGACATATGAAGCCGGTAGAAGATATTTAAACAATGGTAAAGTATTCACTAATGGTACGGAGGTGTATAGTGATAGAGAAATTGAAGCATTACTTGACGATCCTAATTTTTGGAGGCAACCATCTTCGGATATAGATTCTTCTCCATCTTCTACTGATGCTACTTCTGCTGCTACTTCTGAAACAGTTTCTCCTATAACTACAGTTAATCCTTTAGATACTACTACGTCTTCGGAGACAGTAGTTGAATCAACTTCATCTCCTGATGCAACTGTAGTTTCATCTTCTACAAGTACTCAAACAGTTAATGATGAACAATTAAGAGCTGCCGTTCCATTTATTATTGCTTTTGATCTCATACAATCTCCTGTAAAAAAAGAGAAGATTCAATTTATAATTGATAATTATGCAGATAATCCTATTATTGCAGAAGCTCTTAATACACCACTGGATAGTCTTCCTGCTACTAATAGAGAGGCCATTCTTACAGAAGTTAATGAGTCTTTAGAGTATCAGAATACAGGGCCTAATATAAGAATAGAAGAGGGTACTATTGACGGGGTTACTGAAATACCTAATGTAGTTAGAGGTCCCAATACAAGAGTGGTTACTCCTGACGGGACTATTTTTGTCAATCCTGCTAATCCCGATGATGTAACTAGGGGAAGAGGGATTAATGTACCCCAACCTCGTGTTGATACAACTGATTTGGAGTATCCCACTACAGGAACGGGTACTGAAGTGATTGATCAGGCTGATCAGATTCAATCTGAACTTATTTCTCAGGCGGTTACAACCAGTGAGGTAGTAAGTCAAGAATCTATATTAACGCAGGTAAATAAACAATTACCACGAAATAATCATATTCCTGACAGTACAGTAACAGGACGTGACATTACACAAGCTGATCCTTGCAGAGATAATACTTTAGATGAGGTATCAAGTCAAATTGAAAATTTATTTAATATGATTAATGGGCCAGGAAGTGCTATTTTAAATCTACCACAAGCAATTAAAGATGCTTCGGGAATGATAGGTAGATCTATGAATAAATTTGTCAATAAAATGACCACTGCTCTAAGTCAAAAATTAGAAAAGATGATTTCGGGTGGATTTCAGACTTTAGCTTCTGGTATAATGGCTCAAGTTTCTAAGGCATTTCCGATGACCGCAGCAATTGCGAAGATTACTGGTATTCAGGATGCTTTATTAAGTCCTATTAAAGCTTTGTTTGACGGTATTTTTTGTGCTTCATCTAGAATTTCTGCTACCATACCAAATATTGCTGCAGATTTGCTTACTGGAGCAGTAGATAATCTTCTTAATGTTCCTATTTGTGCTGTTGAGCAAATGATAGGTGGAATGGTTACTAAAATTGCTAGTATGGCTGATTCTTTAGTAGGCCCTCTTTTAGGACCTATTTCAAAGGTATTGGGTGTTGCTATGAATGTTAAAGATTTTATGCTTGATGGTATAGATTTACTTAAGAAGGTTGGTGGATTTTTCTCATGTGGAGAAAAGCAAGATTGTCCTACAAGTAGCGTTTATAAAAATACTGTAGGACAACAAAAAGATAGGTCAGAGTCATCTAATAAAAAGAGTTGGGGAAATGTTTTTAGAGGAGCAGCAAATGCCTCAGTGAATATTGCTACTGGTACACTTGGTGTAGTAGGTGATGTTGCAGAGGTTGGTAGTGAAATATTGGAACCATTGAATACACCTGGTGCTCTCAATACATTATCTGGTGCATCTCTTGTAGGAGGAGCATCTAGTGTAACTACTGCATTTGAGGAAAGTTATGGAAAATGGAGTATTTTTGGACAAAAATTATCAGATGTAGAAGAAACTCCTACAGATTGTAATACTGGTAATATATTTGAGTGTGGATTACCTAAAGTAGAATTTTTTGGGGGTGAAGGTATAGGAGGAGTAGGAAAGGCTATTCTTGGTGGAGTGAAGGCAGAGTTCAATTTTGATGATATATATGGAGATGTGAAGAGAACCGCAAGTATTGTTGGAATAGAGATGGAAGATAGAGGTAGTGGATATACATCTCCTCCTATTGTAACTCTTACTGATAACTGTGATAGAGGATATGGTGCTTATGCGAAGGCACATATAGATCAAAATCCATATTCACCTACTTATGGTGAGATTTTAAGTGTATCTATGATTACTGTTGGTGAAAATTATCCTGCAGAAGAGGAACCAGTTCCATTATATATTAGTGGAGTTGTTATTGATAATCCAGGAGAAGGATATGAAGAGGGAGATACTTTAGATAACTTTGATTTGACTATTGTAGATGGTAGAATAGAAAGTGTTGATATTGTTAATAGGTTAGCTTACTCTGGTTTACCTGAACTAAATATTAATACTAATCTAGGTTTTGGTGCAGTGCTTCGACCTTTAATGTCTAAAACTAGACCTCAAGGTGATGTACTTGAAGTTATTGATTGTGTTGGGAAGGTTTAATTATGACAGCTGATGCGTGGCAACAGAATATTTATGGTAATCTTATTATAGAATCTAATAAGAGTGATACTGTTAGTGATTTAGCTGGTGGTGAAGCATTTTCTCTTAAAGGAACTAATAAAGAAGGTAATAGATTTATATTAGCTCATCATGAAGGTGGTATTACTAGAGTTGAAACCGAACAAGGTCTTCAGATAGATGCTGGTGCTAAGAAAACATCTAATGGTGGAACTGCCTTACAAGTAACTGCACATACAGGAAATCTTTCTTTAACTTCAGTAAAAGATCATGTTCTTATTAAAGCAAGTAGAACTATTACTTTAGATGCTAATGATATTATTCTTAAAGGAACGAATAATATTCAAATAGGTGGTGATGATGTTGGTGATACAAGAGAAATTAAGTTAATTGCTCAAAAAATAAATGTTACTGGACCTGCTGGTAAGCAAGATCTTCTTGATCATCTCAAATTAAGTTCTTTTATGGCAGCAACAAGTGGTAAATTGAGTTTTGTGAGTGATACCGCACTTGGAATGACAAAAAGTTTTGATATAGGAGGTATTGCTGGTAGTAAATTAGGTGCAGCTGCAGGTGGTGCTATTGGAGGTCCTGTGGGTGCGGCTATTGGTAGTAAAATCGGAGAACAAATTGGATCGGAAATAGTATAATGTCATCACTTAATCAAGACTTTACAAGATCAGGAAACTCAGTATTTGAGAATGTTTATATCTATGGTAATCTTGATTATCAATTTAAAAGCATTTCAGTTGATGATTTAGAAGTCAGAGGAAATTCATATACAAGTGGTATTGCCACGTTTGCTGATGATGTTGATATTTGGGGTAAGTTAGATATTAGTTATCTAACTGTTAAGAATAGATTTAATGTAGGTTCTGGAGGTACTGTATTTGTTGGTATTAATACTGGTGAATTAAGTGGCCGAGTTGGTATAGGAACCACTCAACCTCTAGAGAAACTACAGGTTAATGGGGATAATTCTTCTGTAGTAGTTACTGGATTTGGTACTGTTGGAATTGGAACAACTACTCCATTTGGTAGTTGGATTAACCCTGTTACATTTAGTGAATCTGGTCAAGGGCCCTTAAAACTGGAAGTTGATGGTAGTGTTCATATTGATAGAAATATTTACGACTCTGTAGGTTCTCCTGGAGAAAATAATTATTGGTTAAAGAGGGATGAGCATGGTATTAGATGGCAACCAATACCTCCTAGTTTAGATCAAGAAGGAATTAAAGTTCAGGATGAAGGTGTCTATGTTCCCATTTCAGTGGGTACTGCTCAAACATTTGATACTCTGAACTTTGTACAATCAAATAGTCTTGGTTTGGGAACTGATACACTACTTCCTACAGCAGCAAATATTAGTAGTCCAACTGGAGTAGCAACTATATTTACTTTTGATTTATGGGGATTTGATGGTGAAGGTGATAATGCTTCAATTTATAGACAAACTAATGTTGGTATTTTAACAGTAAGTCCTATAACACCTCTTCAAGTTGGAGCAGGTGCAACTGACAGTGTTGTAGTTACTGGTATTGGTTCTGTAGGTGTTGGTACTACTAATCCCGTACAAAGATTTCAAGTAGGTGTACCTGATTCAGATGGTGGTGCGTATACAGTTATTACTAAAAAGGGTTATGTTGGTGTTGCAACGATAGATCCAGAGTATGCGTTAGATGTTTGGGATGATGCTTATTTTAGGCAGAAATTAACAGTTACTAGACATACTGAATTAGATTTCACCTTGAATGTAGATAACGCAGCAACATTCCAGAGTACAGTAGATGTAGATGGTCCTACAACTCTTAATAATACATTAGATGTAGATGGTTTAACTACATTTAATAATGCTACACCAGCTACAAGTACTCTAAATGCTTCTGTCCAATTGGATGGTGGTTTAGGTATTGTTAAAAATTTAATAATTGGTGGTATTACTGAAGTAAGGTCAAATGAATCGTCTCTTAGTCCTGCTACTGGTGCTCTTCAGGTTACTGGTGGTGTTGGAATTGGAGAGAATTTGCATATTCAGGATAATTTAAATGTTAAAGGTAATACTGTTTTAGGTGATACAACTAATGACACTACAACGGTGAGTGGTACTTTACATGTAGAATCTCCTATAGAATCTGTAGGGGTAAATACTGGAGCTGTTCTTGTTGAAGGTGGAGTTGGTGTTAAGAGAAATGTAAGTATTGGTGGTAGTTTGACTGTTAGTGGTCTTTCTACTTTTGTTGGAACTGTAGAATTAGAGTCATCATTGTTAGATATTAATAATGATAATGGATTTTCTGATGCAGTTGGTGTATGTAAGACTGATTATCGTTTGGCATCAGTGGGAACTGGTGTATCATGGAGACCATCTGGTGTTCAGACAAAAAATGCCATTTGGGTTTCGATGAATGGATGTGATAGTAATAGTGGATTACTTGAAGGTGATTCTAAAAGAACAATTGGTGCTGCTGCATCAATAGCACAGACAGGAGATACTATTATTGTTCGTTCAGGTGTTTATAAAGAAAATAATCCAATAGGTCTTAGAACTGAGGTTACTGTTTCTGGTGAAGATTTAAGATTGGTGACAGTTGTTCCTCTTAATACTAATAAAGATGTATTTCAGGTAAGAGCAGGATGTCTAATACAGAATATGAACTTCGCAGGTATTACAAGTCCTACTAATCATCCTAATTGTGGAGCTGTGGCATTCCCTCCAACTGCAGAGGGCGTTGCATTAGGTAAAGATTTTCAGGCTGTAACTGGATATACCGCACTGGGCCCAGCAAACCAAGGACCAGATAGAATAGATCCATCAAAAGGTGGTAGATATAGAAGTCCTTATGTCAGGAACTGTACTAACTTTATGACTGGTAGTATTGGAATGAAAATTAACGGTGATTATGTTAATGCTGCATATACAGGTGTTAATGATTTAGGACAAGATCTAAAATCTATGGTCTGTGATTCATTTACTCAGTATAATGAAAATGGAATCGGTGTATCAATAACTAATAATGCTTATGCCCAGTTAGTTTCTATCTTTACTATTGGATGTGATATTGCTATATTCTGTGGATCTGGTGGACAGTGTGACCTAACAAACTCTAACTCATCTTTCGGTAATGTCGGACTAAAGGCAGATGGTATTGGAGATGTTGAGTTTACTGGGATTACTAATGTAAGTTCTATTGGTGGTCAGGATGTTATTGCAATTAATAATGTTAGAGATATAGAAGAAAATATAAGAAAACCTTTTGATGGTCAAGGAGCATATTTCCAAATTGATTTAGATAATTATCCCGATACTAATGCAACTGGCATATTAACAGCACCACTTCAATTTATTAGAAGTATTGATATTATTGATGGTGGTACTGGATATGCTCCAGGATCTCCTCCTAATGTTACTATTCCTAATCCTTTAGGCCCTGAATCAATTTTACCAGAGTTTTCTGCTAATGTAAGTGCGGCAGGAACAATTAGTTCTATTGATGTTATTGCGAGTGGGAGAAACTTCTTACCCAATCAAGAACTTCCTGTCACTTTCTCTAGTGGAGATGCTATTGCCAGAGTAAATACAGATCCTGTATTATATACGGTAAGTGAATCGACAGAACCTAATCCATTATCAGGATTAACTGATGTCACATTTAATGAATTTATTCCTTATAGTATTGGGGCTGGCGTAAGTGTTGCTTTCTCAAGGTTAAGTCGTATCATTACCAGTTCACATTCTTTTGAATATGTCGGTGCTGGTACAGACCTAAATAGAGCAAACCCCTTCCAGGGTGGGGAACCTATTCCTGAAAATGAAGTTATTTCTATTAATGGTGGGCAAGTTCCATATACCAGCACTGATCAAAAAGGTAACTTTAGAATCGGTGATGGTCTAACCATTGATCAGACTACTTCTACTATTTCTGGAAGAGACTTTAACAGAGCGATTCAAGCACAATTAACACCATTAATACTTTCGTTGAGATAATATGGCAATAGCACCAGTCAATAAGTTTATATCAGTTGCTGTTCCTGTGGCACCAGGAGAGCAAAAATTGTATGAAGTACCCACTGGAACTTCTGCACTTGTGTTGTATGCACAAGTTGCTAATGTAGGTATAGGGCAATCATATCCTACTGTTACTTTTATTCAACGGAGAGAAACAAGAAGTACAGGTAATACTAGAGATATAAGAGTTATAAAAGACGTTGAGATTCCACCCAATGATGCAGTAATATTAATTGATGGTAGAATTGTATTAGAAAAAACACCATTAATTGTAGATCGTTTATATATTACAGGAATTCAGACTGGAATAACCACAATTTTCAATGTAGATTATAATGAACCTGCTGGACTTGCTACAGTAACTACAATGACTCCACATGGTTTTGGGGTGGGTAGTGAAATAACCATGGCAGGTATTGCTTTTACTTGTCCTAGTGGTACTGGTATTACAACAACTATATTTCCTGATCCACAAAAATCATATATTGTAGATACAATAGTTGAGGAAGAACCTAGTGTTGGTGCATCTAAAACATTTACATCTATAGTTGGAAGTGCTGTTGGTTATAAGCATGTTTATAATGCTGCTATTCATGATTTTGTTAGAGCTAGGCCAGACGCAGTTACTTTGACAGGTGGATCTAGTTATACTCCTTCAGGAGCACTCTATAATCCTACTACAGGAATTGTGACATTTTCTATACCTTGTCATGGGATGCTTGATTCAACTGCTACTAATCTTAAAGATCCTGGAGCTGGCACTGCATATAATGCAAATGCTGGTATATTAACTGTTCATACCACTACGACTCATGGTTATGATAATGGGGATTTGATTAGATTTGATGATGATGCACTAACTTTTACATGTGCGATGGATAGTAATACTGCAGAAAAGAAATATCCAAGAGCATCAGATCCAACCAGAGGTGTATGGTTACCTATTTCTAATAAAACTGCAAGTACTTTTGAACTTAATGTAGGAAAGAGTCCATTAGATTATTTCAGCGTTCAAGCAGCAAATTATGATGCTGCTTCTGGAATTATGACTGCTACTATAGGTAGTCATAAGTTAAAGGTAGGTACAAGTATTAAATTAGCAAATAAATCTCTACAGTTTAGATGTGCACAAGATAATTTTGTAGGTATTCATACATATCCTCGACCTGCAGGATATGGTGGTGCAAGTTCGAATGATCCTGCATATGATACTGCTGTTAATATTGATGCTGTTACTGATACAACTATTACTTTAGATGTTGGATCTTCTTCTTATGTGGGGGTACATACGTTTGTAGCTGCCACTGGATTAACAGTAACTGATGCTGAATATACACCTCAGTCAGGTATTATGACTTGTACTGTTGCTAATCATGGCATGGATAATGGTGATGGTATTCAATTTGCAACTGAATCTTTAACTTTTAGTTGTGGATATTGTGGTGCAATAGGAGTTTCTTCGCAAAAATCTTATCCAAGAGAGAAAGATTATGCAAATAATAGATGGTTACGTATTGATAATGTTACTACTAATACGTTTGAGGTACAAGTTTTAGATACTATTCCTTCTACTAATACTGATAGACATTATTTTGAGTCGGCAACTAGTGAAGGTGTTACGAGAGGTGTTGTTGTAAGTGGTGGTGCTTATGAACATACATTTGTTAGTGCGGTGTCAGGAAGTATGAAACGTTCTAATAAGACTATATCTATTACAAATAATTCTTTGATATTTAAATGTAGTGTAGATAATTTCAAGACCGAACATAGTTATCCCCGACCAACAGATCCTGTTGCTGGTATAGCAACTCCAATTACTAGAGCTGATTATAATACGATAAGTGCATATGTTGGTGTATCTTCAGCTGGCGGATTAGTAGGTCCTTTACAAATGGAATTTCTTGCTAGTATTCTAGAGAACAGCAATGCCTAAGTATCTTAGTGGAAGAGTAAAACAAGTCCCTCAGTCGGCTTTATCTACCAATAGATATCAGTATCTTGGTTTAGATCAGGCAGAACCTAATTTTAGTAATCCTTCATCGTTAGGTATTGCTGACGGTGGTAGTAGTGCTGGCATACCTGTTGGAACAAGATATCAACTCATAACAATTCATGGTGATACTTCGGGAGATAGGTATTGGCAACCTGTTGGTGGTGGTCTAATACCTGGAGCTATTAGTGTATATGAAGAGGGATCTCTGGTAGGGAGTGCCGATAGTATAACCCAATTAGATTTTATAGGAAATGTAGTAACAGCAACTGGTACACCTCTTAATCCGAGAGCTACTCTCACTTTCAGACCACCAGGTGATAATTCAAGTGTATTATTCAAAGATTCTGGTGATTTTGCCACATCTTCTAACTTAATATTTGATGGTACGTCAGGTATTCTTACTGCTACTCAATTAAATGTTGGTGTTGCTGGAACTGTTATTACAGCAATTAGTAATAGTGGAGTTACTTATGTAGGAATATCGGAGAATAATCCTACTCAACAGTTACATATAGATGGTAATCTTAGATTAACAGGTACAGTTTATGATGGTGATAATTTTGGAGGAAATCAGGGAGATTTATTAGTAAAGGCATCTGTAGGTGATCATCTTGAATGGAAATCACCAACTAATGTTCAATCAGGTGCTGGTGGAACTATATCAGAAATACAATATCATGATGATACAGGATTAGTAGATGGTGCTCCTAATTTTGTATGGATAGAAGCGACACAAAGAGTAGGAATTGGTAGTACCCAACCTAATTCTTTATTAGATGTTGTTGGGATTGCTTCATTTAGTAGAGTAGAAGTAAGTGGTATTACAACAACTTATGGATTATTAGATATTAATGCAGGTGGTCAGGCAGATGCATTTACGGTAGAAAATTTAACATCAGGTAGAGTTGTTCTTGCTGGAGCAGGTGGTTCTTTAACAGATAGTTCTAATTTAACTTTTAATACTACCAGTAATACTTTTAATGTAACGGGACATACAGATCTTGATAATGTAAAAATAAGTGGTGTTTCTACATTAGGTTCGGTTAGAATAGAATCTAATACTATTGATACAGATGCAGGTAATTTAATATTAGATTCTGCTGCAGGAACTGTTCAATCACAGGATATATTCTTTGTTAATAATAGTACGGATTCCTTTGATCCTGATAGTGGGGCACTACAAGTAAATGGTGGTGTAGGTATAAACAAGAATGTAAATGTTGGTGGTGCACTCTCTATCACAGGGCCTATCGCCCCCGACATAGCAGTTACACTTTCATCTGCTGGTGGAATTACGACTACGGGTGGAGATCTTTATGTTGGTGGAGATTTATTTATTAAAAATGATCTTCTTTTAGATGAAGGTAATTTCCAGAGACTTATTGTTAATCCTGGTGTTTCGACCTTTAAGGGTGATGTAGAATTATGGGGACAGGCAGGTATTGTATCTGCTTTCTGGGATCAATCTGATGATAAACTCAGTCTTTTAGGTAATACTAAATTAACTTTTGGTAATGGGCCAGATTTAGAAATATATTATACTCCTGGTGATGGATCTAATGATGGTAGTGTAATTAAACATACTGGACCTCATGATATGAGGTTACAAGTACCTGCAGGTTCTCATGATATAGTGTTTGAGACTACTGCTGGTGCTAATATGGCAGTATTTAATGCTGATGGAGGTACTGAATTACTTTGGAGAGGTGGTAGTAGTGCTGGTACAAAATTTAAGACAGCTCAACATGGTGTAGAAGTTACTGGTGTATTCGGTGTAAGTGGTATTGCTTCATTTCATAATAACGTAAGATTTATTGGTTCTGCTGGTGTTACATCTGCATTTTGGGATAGGTCTAATAATAGACTTAAGTTTTATGATGAATCAAAAGCAACATTTGGTGATGGAAATGATTTGGAAATATATCATACAGCTGAACTTAAAGGTGCAGTTGATGATAATGGAGATCCTATTACTGATAATACTAGATGTTCACTAATTAAAGATAAAGGATCAGGTGGATTAATATTTAAGTCAGATGGTGGAGGTGGACCAGGAGCATTCCAATTCTTTGGTGAAGATTGGAGACCATTATTAAAGTTACATAGTGGTAATAATGCAAGAGTTCGTTTATATCATGCTGGATCGGAGAAATTAGTTACCACAGCAGATGGAATTGATATAACAGGAACTACTGATACTGATCAATTAAATGTATCTGGTGTTTCTACATTTTTAGGTCCAGTTCATGATGAAGGTGGTCAAGCAGGAGGTATTGGAAATCTTTTAGAAGCAACATCAACAGGAGTAAATTGGATAAGTCCTGGTGATTTGACTATTAGAAATTCTGTTAGAGTTCTTACCACTGGAGTTACAACTGATAGTACTTATCATTTAACATTTGTTGAGGATAATAATACTCCAGGTGTAGACGAAGCCGTTTATACTGGTGCTGGAATAACAGTTAATGCTAGTAACGATTATCTTTATCTTGGTGGATCTTTATACTTGGATGGTACAAGTAATTATACTGATGGTGATATTCATAGTTGGGGTGGAAGTGATGGTGAATTTGCCATTTCTAATGAAGGTTCAGGTCCTA